AACGCACGATGTCATCATCCTGCGGTTTTGCCGTTCCATCACCAGCAGACATCAGCAGATCACCGCGTGCAACGGTTGTGCCCTGTGCAATGCGGATAACAAAGTCACCCGTCATCGCGCAGTAGAAGTCGTTGGTGTAGGTGTCATCGTCATCGTCCCAACGGACAAAAACACCAGACACATTGGCATCACCTTCAACATCACTGACCTTCATGCGGTTCAGCTGTTCGTTATCTTCCGTGCCTGCATCTCGTGCAGGTGTTTTTACATCACCAACGCTGACACCTTCAGGCAGTTCATCCTCCTCGGTGTAAAGCACTGCATCTTGAGCGTCATAGGCCCATTCGCACATCTCATCCAAGTTGCTCAGCACAGAACCACGAAGAATCTCAGTGCGTTCTGCGCCACCAGCAAGTTGCGACCAACGTGCAAGGTGGCCGCCACCATAAGTAACGGTAGTTCCAGAAACTGAAATAGTTCCTTCTTGACTGCCTGCTTGGCGAAAATTAATAAGTACCCCATCATTACCTTGCCTTCCAACGTACATTACTGTTCCGCTGTTTCTGTAATGCGAAACAGTTCCTTCTGGCTCTATTCGGTGTCCTGTTGCACTCGAAGAGCTTGCGCTAAATTGTGAAGTTGTGCCAATTAAAACCTCCCCATCATTCGTAAGCCTCATCCGCTCAGATGAGTTTGCAGTAAAACTCATAAAATTGCTGGAGTTGTTATATCGAATTTTTCCAATGTTTGCGCTATCTTTGTCGCCGAGATTTATGTCAGAGTTGCTAGCAGATCCGCTGATAATTCCAATAGCAGAGCCTTGTGCGGAGTTAAAGTTTCTTTGAAAAATGCCAACTTCATTGCCAACGAAGGATGGTGAACCTTCGGTGTTGCTATGAACTGCATGAATACCCCCTGTTACACAGCTAGGATTGGTAATCCCTACAGCCAACCGCCCCGATGAGTCCAGGCGCATCCGCTCCGTCGTGCTGCTTGCACCGTCCGCTGTGGTGCTGAAAACCAGCCGCCCAGGCATGTCATTTGAGCCAGGGGTTCCATCTATTTGTGCCGAAATTCTCGCAGCTTCGACTTCATCTGTTCCATCATCAGCCATCCAGCTAAGGTTTCCTACAACGGAGCCGCTAGCTGGATTGCCACGCCCAAATATGAACGCGGCATTTCCATTGGTCACATAAGCAGAATATGCACAATATGAACTGTCTTCAAGTTGTACGTCTGCATCTAAAGCTCCACTGTAAAAATCTGTTCTTGCAGTCGTCGTGCCAACCAACAACCGCCCTGAGCTATCAACCGTTGCCCTAGTGCTGCCGCCAGTTGCAATCTGAACTTCATCCGTTCCAAACACAATGCCAGTGTTGGAGTCGGTGCCCTGCAAAGCAGGAGTTGTGGCGCTGCCGTTTACGCCGCTGACACCAGTGTCGCCGTCAATTTGAATCGCCATGATCAGCTAATAACGAGGTGGGACGTAGCAGGCACCGTCACAGTAGCGCCGCTGTTAATTGTGAGCGGACCAACCGCATGAGCACCGCTGCTAGCAGTGATCGTGTAGCTGGTGGTTACGGTCAAGCTGTTTTCATAGAAAACGCTGTCGGATCCACCGCCAGTTGCACCGCCACCGATGCTGCCCCAAGCACCGCCTGCATAACCCTCAAAACTTGAGGTTGTGCTGTTGTATCTGATGTCCCCGTTAGTTGGAGAGCCAGGGCGTTCACTTGTCGTTCCAACAGGCAACTGCAGGGCAGTCGTCGTGTTGAGGATGACATCACCAGTAAACGTCGCACCTGAAAGCGGTGCCAACCCGAAGTTGGTTGTGGTGATCGGCCCCAACACGACATCGCCGTTGTTGGCTGCGTTGCGGGCCTTGAGGTTATTGCTGTCGTTGGTATCTACAAAAAGCTGGAACGCAACCGTGTTGGACGGCGTACCACTGCCGCTGTTGACCGACTGGATCGCCGCAAGCGCATCATTCAGGTCGCTACGAAAATTAGCGCCTGACTGGTTCGCTAGATCGTAGTCGTGTCTTGCCACGCTAAGGCTGCATCACCTCCATTATTCTATATCCCACGTCCATAGCCATTGGCTGAATAGGTGAAATTCCTATTCACATTGCTTCCACCCGAATCCAGCACGTCAACATCAAAGCCAGTGGCGCTGACATTGCTGACGTTGACTCGTTCCCCATCGCCCAAGTTCTGAACCACAACTCCAACGCTGGGCAGATAGCTGTTGAGCCCTCCAACGGTCGCCGTACCAACAAAGAACCGCTTGTTAAACGTCACTGACTTGGTGCTTGTGCCACTGGCTATTGAACCGTTGCTGTGATCAGAACGCGGCTGGAGCAAGATTTCATACCCCATCTCGTCGATCAAGATGTTCTCGTCAACCTTGGAGCTGCTCAGCTCTGCCTTGAACTGGAAGGCTCTGCCCTTAAATTTTCCGCTGTTGAACGGAACCCAGTCGCTGTAAGTGGGCGTCCCGGTGGGGTCATCGTTTGTAGTTCTGACGTACATCTCAGCGTTTACGTTTTGAACGATACCTCCATCAATATCCTCCCAGGTGTCGATCAAAGCAGTTCTTGCATCAACACGATCAGACGGGAAGAAGCCACGAGTCACAAAGTGACGACGCAGCTCAATAGCAGAAAACGCTACCCCAAAGTCAACGGTGTCTTGGAACAGGTAGGTGCCGCTCGACTCGATGTCGCCCAAGAAATCAATGACAGGAACATCATCAATGTTGTCGGTGACATCATCAATGTTGTCTTTGCCCTCCAGGGTCAGTGCAGTCTCATCCGCAAAGTAGAAGCAGTTGGTTTTCGTTCCAGGGAATGGTGGTGTCTCTTGATTCTCTCGATGGCTGATAAAACCCTGCAAGCCCACCGAGTCAGGAATATCAACGATGACGCTGGTGTCGTCAGGGCTCAAGCGACCACCATCATCAGCAAACTTGACGATGTACTCACCCTCAAGCAACGGGACAGCAACGTCAGTAGCTGAGCCTGGAACGGCATTGATCAGGTCAACGCTCTTTGTAAACGTTGCAGTGCCATCAGTAAGGCTGCTATGGCGGATATGCACCTTGCCGCCAACTTTTACGTCAAGGTCTACGGCTTGATCCCACCTGAGACGAGCTGTATTGGTTGAAATGGCCTCAATCGCCAGGTTCTGAACGTTTCCGGGCTTCGCAGTCTTTCCTACGATTTCAAATACTGCTGAAGCAGTTTCACTCTGCTTGTTGAGGAAGTTGACAGCACGAATCTGAACAGTCAACGTGCCAGCCTTGAGGTTGCGCAGCGTTATCGATGGATTCGTGGTGGTCAGCTCAATGAAGTTGTCGTTGTCGAGCTTGTACTGGACACGAAACTCGTTGACGTTGATCCTGTCGTGCTGCCAGCTCAAATCAAAGCCGGTGTGTACCGTCTGCCCTTCTTGGTAAAGGAACTCAGTACCCGCAAGGGCTTCTGCAGAATTTGGCACACCAGAAAGATTGGTGATGTCTCGCGTTGTCAGCGCAAGGTTTTGCTCAACAGCTGCATAAATTGACTCGTTATACGCAATCGCGCTAACGCCATAAACACCATCGCTCGACTCGGCAACCGATAAAACCCGGAACTTCTGAACCTGAATATCCGTCGTATCGATCATGTAGACCGCAGCTGCGTTAGGCGCTTCGCTGAAAGCGCTATCAACAGTGATTGCCGTTCCAGAAATGCTGGAGATGCCTTTAGTCTCGACCAAGCCTGTAGGCAGCAAAACTGACAGCCTTGGGTTAGAAGCAAAATCAACAGTTAGATCTGTATCGCTATCAACCGTGACGACTGTTGTTGTTGCTGAACTGACTCGTCCGCTTCTGCGCGTTCCAGCACGCATTGGATCGGCAATATCAACAACCATCCCTGGGCGAAGAACAATGCCGCTTTCGATGGCAACTGCAAACTCGCAAGTCTCAGTCAGATTCTGCTCTGACAGCAACGTCCATTTGCCAAGACGATGAGCCTGACCTTGGCTGTAACAACCAATGGCCTTGATGTCTTTTTTGATAATGCCGTGCTTAGCAACAGCGGCATGATCCTCTACATACTCATACTCAAGGTCGCCACGGGTGTCGTATGACTGCCAAGCCACCACAGCAACCGTGTGACGAGACTTTTGCGAAGAACCTGAGTACGAAAACGTTCCGCCGACCACGTTGGATGGGCCAAGCAGATACTGAGCATCAGTTGGCTTGTCCTGCAACAACACCAACGATCCAGAGCCGTAATATGCAATGCCACGGAAAATGGCAGTTAGCTGCTGAATTACGTTGTAAACCTCATCACGACTGTTGATAAGCATGTTGAGGCTAAAACGTGTTTCTTGACCACCTTTGCCGTCATCAACAAGCGCGTTGCAATACTGGCTAATCGCAAAAAAGTCGTAGCGATCAAGCGTATCTTCTGGAACGCCAGCTCCATACCGATCGTTAATCAGTAGGTCATACAAACACCACGCTGGATCGTTTGTCCAGGTAGCAGCAGAGAACGTTCCGTCCCAAACGCCGGAATATGTAATCCGTCCTAGATGAGTTGTGGTGTCTACGGTTGCGTTGCTTGGAATCTTTACCTTGATGCCTCGGATCAGATATTTCCGAGATGGAATGCTGCCAAACTGTCGAGAGTCAAACCGCAGAGCAACCAGCGCAGAGTTTGGGTAGCGGAACTTCTCGTCAATAATTTCGGTGTAAGCCTGGAAAATTGTCGAGCTGGCACGGCGCGTACTGGTTTCGTTAGCGCTTACACGCACCATCCGAATATCAACAGGAAAAGCACCGCTAAGCGTGATCATGTAGTCACGCTGATACCTTGCACTGCTTTTACCCTTGATCGTGTCGGAGATTACGTCGTTAAAACCACCACCGTTGTACTGAACTTGAATCTTAATGCTGACTTGATGACCAGTAATATCACCATCGTCTTCAACAATGCGAAGCGAAGGGATTGTCAACGTTACACGCACTCGATCTACATCTGTATCCGTAATAGACCGAGTAACAGGACTGCCATTAGCAACCTCGGCGTTTACCGCATTTTCAGACTGAGCAGCTCCAAGATCACCCGCTGAAATGTGAGTCTGCGTTTGCGTTCCATTACGTGTAGAAATCGAAAAATCGCTGAAGTTATATGAGCCGTCAGCACTTCGGAGTGGCGTATCTTCTAAAAAAATGCTGTAAAAACCGTCGTCTAGTCCTTGGATCTCTCCTTCGCTGATTAGATCAAGAACACTGGCAAACTGAACCGACTGAAGACTGTCGTCGGCCTCTGTGGGCGTATGTGAACCACCACCACTTTTGCCGCCACCACCGGCACCAGCAATGTATTTGGTTTGCGTCATGTCCTCACCTCATCAACGTCAGTACCGCTGGCAATAACTGCCGATCCAACAAACACACGCCCATACGCTATCGGCACCGGCAAGCCCTGCCTTGATGTATTAACGACGTTGGAGAAGCTAAAAGATTCAAGCTGAACCGATTCGTCAAAATCTGGCACGTCAGGCTGTGGTGAAATTGCTTGAGCAATGCCCATAAAGGTCAAGCCGAGACCAAGCGTTCCAGCAGCGATCGCAAAGCTTGTTGCAAAAGTGGCTGTTGCTCCAGCAGCTAACCCAAAACCACCCAAACCGAAAGCAAGCGACGATCCGCCAGTTACAACCGCTAAAGCTATAAGCCCCAATCCAGCAAAGATGCCGCCACCACGACCTGCGCCAGCAATTACTGGCGTAATACTAAAAACTTCTTTTTCACCCCAAGGCATAAGCAAAGGGGTTGCATCATCAGTAACACGCTCTTTTCCAATCGTTACCCGATAACCAACGCCGTCTTTTTCACTATCAATAAGCCACTTTTCAAGACCAGGAAAATTTATACATAACGCCTTGATGGCTTGGGCTGGTGTTGCGGCCTCAAACTCAAACCGGCATTGACCTAGTTTCTTGCGAAGTGCGCCGTAGACCTTAACGACTTTCATGCCTCAAGGCGCAAGCAGTGCTCTTGCCATAGTAACTGCTGCCAAGGGTGTAAACATCCCTGCTCGACAGCCTTCCCTGTACGTGATGCAAGATCTGAGAGTCACCCAGATAGATCGCAGCATGGTTTGGAACGGGTGAAACCAGCTGCATCAACAACGCATCACCGCGCTGCAGCTCCTCAACCGGAATCTTGTGGAACCCTTCTTTCTGGAAGTTCTCTAGATACAGGTTCTCACCATGATCCCACCACTGATCTCGGCGGTCATAATCTCGCAACTCAAGCCCCCACTCCCTTCCGTACCAATCACGGCAGAGGCTGTAGCAGTCCACAACGCCGTGGACGAACTCGCGTCCCACATACGGAAGCTCAAAGCCCTCTGGCTCGCAGTAGCCCCAGTCTTCAGTGTTTGGGTTGACGATGAACCATGGCAAACCGGACTTTTCACACGCAACACGATCAGCCGGTGATGGAGCGGGATTGGTCTTGGGATGGCTGTGAACAACAGCAACCACCTCGCCTTTGTCCTCTACTTCGTTCCAGCCGTCGAGAATGAAGTGCTCGTCAGGGGTTTCAGCGATATTCCGGCACGGGAAGTAACGCCGACGCCCTTTGACAACAGCAACCAGACCACAGCTTTCACGAGGAAACTCGTCCTTTGCTTGCTGAAGAATCTCAGCCTGCATCGTCGCTGTCAGCTTCATCATTGAGTCAGTCCAGCTCCAGGGAACGATCCAAACGGCAACTGTGCAGTATTGCCAAACCGCAGCTTGCAGCTGGCAACTCGCTTGCCGCAGACATCTTCGGACAACGAAGGAACGCTGTTTCCATTCACGTCAAAGTAATTGCTGCCCGTATAGCTGCATTCCGAGCTGCGATACACCCACTGACAGACGTTGGCCACGATTTGACGCTTTGGCAGCTTTTGACCCGCAAGGTCAAACTTACTGGCCAGCTCAAACGTCACACTGTCCCGTGACTCATTAGCTTTCCGATCCACATACCAGCGCTCATCAGGGAACTTAGCGTTTGGATCCGCAGTCGCCTCGCCGTCCAAAAACTTCTTCAGCGTTCGGATCCGGCGAACTTCCGCTCCACCAAGATCATTGCCTGCAGTGGTTGCGTTGACCAGCAGCAAAAGCGTGGTCATTGTGCCGTCAAGATTGCTGATCGTCAGTGTGGGACGAGGCAACGTACCAGTGTTCGTAAACTCGAAGCCGTCTGCTTTGACTGGGATACGGGTGTAGGTGTTGCCGTTAAAAACAACGTTGCCGTCTATAGCTGCATTTGCACCAGCATGAAAGCGGTAAACGTCCGTGCTGCCGTGGAGTGTATTGTCCAGATGCAGTTCAAACAGCTCGATAATTGCACTGGGATTGAGCTTCGCCAGCTCCTCATACGCAGAAGCAATCGCCGTCCAGACACAAGTGTTGTCGGTGATCGTGCTGCCAATATCTGTTGGCCAGCTGGGTTCAGACGAAGCTGACGTTCCAGCAGTCGTACACCGGAAAAACAGACCGGATGCTTGATCTGTTGTGGCGCGTCGGATGTCGCCAACAGAAAATGCGGTACTAGCGGCCCAAGCTGCTACTGCCATTACGGTTCAAAGACTTGGCGGAACGTTGCCTGAATTGTGGCGCGATTCAAGTAGGGAATCGACTTGCTCCACTGTTCACAGACAAACTTGGAACTGCTGCCCTCGCCAGGTGGTGTGAAGTCAAAGCTGGCATAGTCCGCAGCTCGTGCATCCAAAAACGTTTCAATCGTGTCGGCATCAGTCTCTGATACCTCAAACGTCAGGTTAAAAACCTTGGGATTCTGGTTTATGCCATACGTCAGCCTGGCCTCGTAGCCGTCGCCAAACTGCACCTTGCGAACGTTTGGTGCGCTGCGCTTTTGCAGCCCATACGTTGGTGTAATTGAAGGAAAGGTGGCCATTAGCGTGATCGTGCGAGAAGACCGCCAGGACGTTTCTGCTTCACCAGTTCTTGCTGCACAGCAATACCGATTGCCTTGCCAAGTTGCTGGGCTTGATCAGCGTCACCTTCGACAGACGAACCAGAAGCATCCACGTTCACCACAATGTTAGACCCGCCCATTGCGTTGTTTGGAACGATATTGCCTTGCGCTCCAGGGACAAACAACTCAGGGCCACGTTCGCCAACCATGTAGGCGTTACCAGGGGTTGTTCGTCCACCATCAGCCCTGTAACCACCAAAATTAAGCCCGCCAAGGCTGTTGACAGTATTTGGATTAACAGCAGTGATGTCAATCGTTTGGCCGCCTGACATTGAAGGCAGTCCAGCGAACGTGCGAGCAATGCCAATCGCGATATACGTTGCAATCATCTGCTTGGCTGCATCAACCAGCATTGACCCAATACTGCGGAGGAAGTCTGCAAACGCCTGCTCTGCAGTCTTCGTGCCTTCGACAACCGCAATCAAGCTGTCGAACAGCGAGTCCGTCACTGGAACGGTAAGAGCCATCGCTTCCGCAAAACGAACTTGAGCTAAAGCAGCTTCATCTCGTGCAGGCGTAAGTTCTTGATGGAGCTTTAACTCCCTTTCAAGAACAACGCCTTTCCTGACAAGCGCGTCAAGTTCAGCCCTGGTAAGATCTCCGCCTTTTTCTATATTGAGATTATTTTCTGCTATTTGTTCGTTTAAAATTCGCAGAGTTTCTGTATACCTAAGAGCTTGCTCATTTTGCAATTCAGAACTCTTGCCAAAGAAGGGGTCCATCAAGAACCCTTCCCTGGCAAACGGACTTGTGGATCGCACCTGCCTGTCAGTTGCAATCCTTTGCTGCATTTCATTCAGCTGAATTCCTTGCAAGAACTGCCTGATTCCAAGTTCAGCCGATGCTTGTTGCTGACGCGCCAAAATTTCTGCGTTCTGCTTTGACGCCTTGGCTTCATCTAAAGCGGCCTTGGCAATATCACGTTTAAGAATTAGTCGAGCTTTTTCTGATTCGTTTTCTTCA